CAGTACTTTTAGATATATATTGTTCATATAGCGCACTTAACCAGGAGGCATAAATGAGTGAGCAAAAACAGGTAAGTCGGCAGGACTACTTTATAGCGCAGCAGCTTGAGTCTTTGGCTCGTCAAAACGCAAATCAGGCTATGCGAATTAGCCAGCTTGAAGCGGAGCTCTTGACCATAAAAGCTGAAAACGAGCAACCGGACGGTGAGGAACCTATCGCCCCGGTAGAGGGGGAACTGATACCAGGCGAGCAACCGCTCAACCCTGATGATCCCACCGCTCACTAAGTACTAAGCGCCCCTCTGGGGCGTTTTTTTTATCTGGAGGAATCATGCGCTATCAACTGACAGCGTGGATAGTCATTTCATTTCTATTCTTTGTTGTGCTTACAGCCGAAGCGCAGAACGACATAGAGATGCCTGACAACATGCGCGGTACGCCCGAAGGCGGCGACGTAGAGAACTCAGGCGACCTAGCAACAATCAACAGCAACAATGGTGACACAGTCGTTAACCAAGGCGCCGGAAGCGGTAGACCTTTACCAGCTAACAGTGCCATCGCTCCGTCACTGATGGGTATGAACAATCAGTCGTGTCTCAAATCATACACGGGGGGCGTACAACTCATCGGCATGGGCGTCTCAGGCGGGTCCTGGATGGTTGATGAAGGCTGCTCGCTCAGGTTAATGGCGCGCGAGCTCGCGGCCCTTGGACTTAAAGTCCCGGCGGTAGCCACACTTTGCTTAGACCCCAAGGTCTATAGGGCCTTACTCACTAGCGGAATGGTGTGTCCGGTCTCGTCAGGCGGTCGGTTGTTGGTAGGACGCGCAGCGCTGGCGCACATTAAAAAAGCACCCGAAATCTTCATACCAGAATTCGAGGAAAACCGAACCTTCTACGAGGCCTTATTGGCCGGGAGTACGTCCAATGAAGACGAAGCTTCTAGCGGTAGCGTTAGCGACCGTTATCGCACCACTAAGCAAAGCAACTCCGATAGACGATCTGATAACAACGAGTCAGTCGATTAGGACAACGTTTGACTACTCTATCAAGGCTGTCGGTGGTTTAGCACATAATGCCAATTACGGCACCGGGATCGCGCAAGCTGGGATCACTGATCCTGGCATGATTACAAAAGCACAAGCAGACGCCTACAACGCCAGCGTCCAGAACTTCAAAGCCCAGGTATACACTTGGAATCCTAACTCTAACGAGTACTTCGAACAGCAGAGCCAACAGGCCCTCGATACCCTCGGACAACGCATCGACGCGTTCGTCGACGCGGCCGTCGCAGTTGTCACGATCACAGAGACGAACATACGAGCTCAAGAAGCAGCCGATGCCCCGGACGCTCGTGAAAGCATTGCGCTACAAGATTACATGGATGAGACGGACGTCCTCCTTGATGAGAGCGAGCGCGAAGCGTTCAACTCCGCACTACAAGACGTAGAGGACGCCGCTGTCACCGCAGCGGCCTACACAGCTATTGCAAACGATCAGTCGTTATTAGACGAGGCCAACGACGCTGCCTACCAACTTAACGTCACCTACGCCGAAGCGACGAAGAGCTACTTCGACGGTGCAACCGGGCAAATGACAATTGAGTGGAACAGCGGTGAACAGTCGTCACTCGTTGCGCTCAACGTCTCGGGTTACTTCAAAGACTCAGCAGTGATCATACAAGACGGTGCTGATTCGCTTTTTCACTACACCTCACCGGAGGGCCCTTGTTGGTGGCTACCAACTCCAGAAGAGCAACAGGAGTGTTTTAATGGGTATTGAAGACATGGAACTTAGCGTAGGTGACGTCAAACTGCGAGGTGTCGTCATCATGGTCGTTCTGGGATTTGCGTCAACGATCGCAGGAGGCATCTATCAGTTCAGCACGTTTATGAGCGACCTAGAAGCGCAGACGTCGTCAGTCGACGCGGTCGCCGCAGGGGCCGATACGCTGAACGCCCGGTTTGATGATCTACGTGCAAACAACGCACAGAGACTGCAAGAGATGGAGAAGCGCATCGCCTCGATGGAGCAGTCGATGACAGCGGCTGACGTAGCGAACCTACAAGGCAAACTCGCAACGCTTGGCGGCACGCTTGAAAACATCCTCGATAAACAAAGCCAACTCAACGATCTCATGACCAGGCAAGCCGAAACAGAAAAGCTTGCATCCGAAACTCAGCTACGCGTCGAAGGCAAGCTCAAGGAACTCGAATCTATTGAGGAAGACCTCAGAAAGTATCAGACAGAGGTAAATGACATGTGGCGCGCTATAGATAGTCTTAATCCACTAGGGGGTGAATAGTGGCAACGTATACATTTCAAAACGGCGACGGGCCGTACCAGCTTTTTCCAACAACCATCAAACCAGAATCATTTAAAATTCGACACGCCCGGACGACACTTGTCGCTGACGCTAGATCTATGCGACGGCAGACACGCAGCGTCGGCGGTGTTCGTATTGAGATGAGTGTCACCTACCCTGTCCTCTCGCGTCAGGACTACGAGACGTTCATCGAGTTCTTCCGACTAATCGACGGCCGGCACACTATCTTTGCTTTCCGTATGCCGCTGTTAAGAGACGACTCAGCGTACACCGACACGTCGCTACGCATCGGTGAGTACTACAACCGAAGTAGCTCAACGCTCAACAATCAGCTTATGCAGTACCTAGGGCTAGATGGCTCAACGCCAGTTGTTGACCCACCACCCCGTGATACCGGGACAGTGTCATTAGCAACGGCAGCTACCTACGCCCCTACCCTTAAATGTTCTTTAAACACTGACGGCCCGTCTGTGGAGTATGGAGCGGACAATTTCATACGTTACAAAATGGATCTGATAGAACGATGGTAGAAGCAATAGAAATAGCAACCGAACAAATAAAGGTCGATGAAGGTCTTTCACTTATGCCGTACCAGTGTACAGCAGACGTGCTTACAATTGGATACGGCAGAGCCATAGGCATAAATGGGATCACTGAAGCGGAAGCCGAGGTGATGCTAAAGACAGACCTACAGTCTGCCTATGAAGATGCAAGAAAGTACCTGGGGGAAGTCGAGTTCGACTCATTGTCGCCAGAGCGGCAGGCCGTACTTATAAACATGGCGTTCAACTTGGGCTCACATAGGCTCCGTAGCTTCAAGCTACTTCGACAGGCCATCCTAGATGGCGACATGCAAGAAGCTAAGAAGCAAATGCTGTCGTCAAAGTGGGCAGGTCAAGTCAAAGGAAGAGCAATTAGATTAGCAGAAATCATGTGTCCTGATTGACTATAGTAAACTCCTATATAACAATCACCGATAGGCATATTTGTTGGAGGAGGAAACATGTCTGTATTTACGTTAGATCAGCTTAAAGATTTATGCGCTGCTCACGATTGGTATTACTCGTTTTCTGATGACCATAAGGTTTGGCAGAGAGGAAACGCACAGATCAACAAGATCAGAGAAGTGATGCTAGGTCTACAAGATCAAGGTATGGGTAAAGAGGCCAAACAGGTCTACGAGAATTGGAAACCGGAGGGTATTAACTTTGGTTGATGCGGTAGAAAAGTTAGAGGCGCTTGAGGGTTTTGTAGGGGGGCCTGTCGCGGCGGCTCGTCTTCTGGGGGTGAACTACACCGGCTCATATTGTGCTTGGAAGTCGGGTAGAAGAGACATACCGCTCTATATCTACCGATCAGTTGCCGCGCATTTACGATTGTATGTAGGGGGAGCTAATGATGCAGTTGAGTGAAGCTGTCGCTCGTCAGGTCAAAGATGAACACATCCTGTGGGACGCTTCGGCCTGTGCGGAGTATCTAGGGTTTAGTCGTAAACGTTTCGTTGACTATGTGTCTAAGAAACACAACTTCCCAAAAGCCCGTGTCAACGGGCGACGCTGGATAGCGCGGGAAGTCATCGAGTGGGCTTGCAACTCATAGGAGGTCTGCAAGCTCTCTTGCATCTTTATTGTAATAGGTCATCAATTGCTTCAAGTCACGATGGCCTGTTACCCGTGCTAGGTCCAGCACAGGCAACTTTTGGGCTAACCGGGTTGTCGCTTCATGGCGGGTATCGTGGAACGTAAGGTTCTCGACACCCGCTTTTTTTGCGGCTTTCGAAAAGATGGTGCTACAGCTATCTCGATCGAGTCCGAACAGCACCTCGCCCGTCACGTCATCAAGACGTTTAATTAAAGAACGCGCGGCGCTACTCAGCGGCACGTTTCTAGCTACATTTGTTTTTGTTGTATTGGCCGGTAGGTGTACGTACTTATCGTGTACATGCTCACGTCGGATCTGACATAACTCACCAAGTCTCATCGCTGTCTCAATGGCAAACAGAAATGCTACAGCGACCCTCATACGCGTCTCTGTCGGCGCGTAGTCAGGTGAGTAGTCTAACGCTACCAAAATGCGCTCGATCTCGTCCTCAGTGACTCTACGGTCTCGTGGTGGTGGGTCGCTAGGGCGACGTAAATCTTTAAATGGCTCGTTCGTCATCATGCGCCATCTACGGCCCTGGGCGAACATAGAACTGAGTACATTGAGGTCTCGATTAACACTACTGCTTTTTACTGTAGTTAGGCGCTCGTCAATCAGGTCTTCGAGATCCTCTCTACTGACCTGGTCAAGCTTCTTTGCAAACAGATCGGGGAACGCCCGTTGATAGTAAGCGATGCGATTTGTCGGGGTACGCGGCGACCGCATTTTAGGCACGTACTCACGTAGATATCGCCGCGCTAGGTCGTCGAGTGTGTGGCTGCTTGTAGGCGCCTGTGGGTTAGCCAAAACCTGTGCGATCCACTGCTTAGCGTCTCGCTTGGTGTTGTGGGTTTTACTTAAGCGTTGACCGTTAAGCATGACCTTCGCCTGAAAGCGATCACCGCGCTTTGTAACTGTGCCTGACATAACTCCTCCTTGGGACAATTCTTGTGACAATTTGGGACAAATCGTTTCTGGAATTGCGTATTTAAGGCTACTAAAAAGTATTGGGAGAGAGAAGCCTAAATCCGTAAGTTACTGTTTCGTATACGGTTTGGTATTTAACGCTACTGGATGCTACTAAGGTAGTGGTCCCCGGGGCCGGAACTCAACTATTAATTAAAACAATTAGTTACAGCGCCATGGGACAATATTGGGACAATATTTTACTTTTTGCCCGTAAGTGGACCTTCGGCGTTGTGGCCGAAGATAGCGTTGTAGTACTCAAGACTTTCGTACGCTTTCACACACTCTTGAGCGAACGCCTTTGTGTCGACGCCTAAAATACGCGCCCATAGTTCAGTGTCGTGTGGTGGAACTCGTACGTGGCCTTGCTCAACCTGACTGATCATAGTGAAATACTCTTGACCGACTAACTGAGCAAACTGCGTTTGTGTGAGTCCTTGTGCTGACCTTTGGTCTTTAATAATAGACCCAAGACGTTTACGTCTTTCCTGGGTCGTTTTGGTAACACGGTTACCGTTCGTTTTCTTCGCAGCATTCATAGCTTGCCCTCCCTCCCCGCAGCAGCAAAACGCCCTACGTACGGCCATGTTATGTCACAAATGCTGATATAACAACTTGCTATAGAAGTAGCTAACTCAATCTACAACCTCTAACAGTCACAATTGCCCCCTTTTAACACTACTTGTCGCCTAAAACGACACATCTATCGTCCCTTTGTAATATTTTTGTCACCGGGGGTTGTGCAAAACCTTTACAGGATGTTTGTATAGTACTCGTTGACTGAAACGTTGACCGTAAGAAGAAGTCTGCCAAAAGGTTACTTAGTAGGTAACCGTATAGTACTAGACGGTACTGTGAGTACTTAAGGACTGCTTCAAACAACAACCAACATCAACATTGAATAAAGAAGTAGAAGTAAGAGGTAGCGCAGGGGGCTACTGGTTATGAGTACAGACGACAATAACTTTGAGTTAGTTGAGTGTCTTTGGGAGGCTAAGATGTACAGCGAAGCCAAAGCCGCATACATGGAGACCATTGAAAAACTCGATTTACAAGACACTAAGATTGGACAACGTTTGTTGTTTGATCTTGCACATCCACTGGCAGAAGCAATCAAACTTCGACAAGAAGCAGCCGAAGCTAAACTTTTACAGCCGGGCCAAAAGCAAGATTGGCAACGCATGATACCGATGGCCGATCCGCTACAAGGCGCGATTACGGTCGTCACGTCGCTAATGCAACAACTATCAGGATCTAAGGCACCTACCTACCAACAGGTAGCTATAGCTATGGGCGTAGCTTTTACTAACCAGATCCGATTTGAAAAGTGGGTGTCTGAAGACAAAAAGTTCGCGACGCGTTTTTTAAAGCGCAATGCACACGTTTTGTCCTCCAAGGTCCAACACAAACGCTTCATTACAAATTTAGAAAAACGTCTCAAAGAGTCATTAGAGATGGACGAGATGTGGGAGCGTAAAAAGGTCTGTCTGAGTCTAGGCGCTGTCCTTATTGACTCTTTCATGATTACGCACCCCAATGTGATCGAGCTACGTCAAACAGGTAGTAGAGGTAAGGCAGAGTCACAGGTCGTATATTGGACGGAAGACTTCCTAGACGACGTAGAGTCACTACACGCCTTAGCGGCCGCAACGTCACCCGTCAAGAAACCAATGAGAGTTCCACCACGAGATTGGGCTATCAATGAGGAGACCGGACGTCTAGAGGGTGGCTACTACATGGTGCACCACTCCATATATAGAACAGAGTGGCACCCGCACAGGCTAACACCGTCAAAAGACGCGATTGCAGCTCTCAATACAATTCAACGCACAGCTTGGGACATCAACGAGGAGGTCTACAGTTTCTTGTTGCGCAACCCGCAACTTGCACCTCAGATCCCGCTACAGAAACCACAGCGACTCCCCAAAGCCATGTGGGAGACACTAGGCGAAAAGGAACAGGCAGCGGCGCGACAAGAGTTTCAAGACGAAAGCGCCCGCTTCGTCTCTCAGAACTCTAAGGCCATCACGTTCCGTAGACAGATGCTCCACGCCCAAGAGCTAATCGGTCAGCCCTTCTGGCAACCTCACAGCTTCGATTTTAGAGGAAGGCTCTATCCGTCGAACCAGATGCTTACTAACCAGGGCGACGACATAAGCAAAGCGCTAATTCGTTTCTACAACGGTACACCGCTAGGTGAAAACGGCCTCAGCGCCCTCATGATCCATGCGGCTAATTGCTACGGTAAAGACAAGCTGTCCCTAGCAGAGCGCGTCGATTTCATCAATGAGCTCGTACCGGACATTCTTAAGTTCGACGACGATAAGGTCGCACTACGACTGTGCGCCCAAGCGGACGAACCGGCGTCATTCTATGCGGTAGCTATTGAACTGATGCGCGCACTACGCTCATCGGACCCTACGTCCTTCATTAGCCATATACCCGTAGCTGTGGACGGTACTTGTAACGGACTACAGATTCTTTCTCTATTGGGAAAGGATTTAGTCGGTGCGGAGAAGACGAACTGCACGTCTGCGCCGACAAGGAAAGACCTATACATCGAGGTCGCTCGATCCGTGCAGTCAATTATAAGTTCCATCTTGTCGGACGACACTGTCTCTGGGGAAATGAAGGCCGTCGCCTCGACATGGAATACGGTCATGAAGAACGAGTCGAAGGCGCGCAAGGTCGTCAAGCGAGCGGTTATGACAACCGCCTACGGCGTTACACGCGAGGGTATACGGGAGCAACTAGTGGCCGACCGCCATTGCGACGGGCTACCAGTACCTGATACCGGTGAGTTTGAAGGCCTCACGCCTATCCAAGCTCGTCATAAGTTGGCGGGTTACATGCGTGATTGGATAGTAGAAGCAAGGGTTGCTGTTGTTGTTGAAGCCGTAAAGATCATGGATTACTTCCGTGAAGTCGCTACGGTCTTAGCTAAACAACAACGTAGTCTTACGTGGAAGACACCTGACGGATGCCTAGTCGAACAAAAGTACGTGGTGCTGAAAGACACCCCCGTACGAACGTTTGATAACTGGATGCGTCGACTACGTCGTCCAACAGACAAAATCCAACCCTCCAAGATGGCGGGCGCTGCGGCGCCTAACATCGTGCACTCCCTAGACGCCACGATGTGCCGAATGGTTGCTAACCGTCTCGCCGCTGAGGGTGTTACTGAAATGGCTTTTGTACACGACTCGTACGCCGTCCATGCGTGTCATCTAGACAGGCTAAACGAGCTAATTCGTGAGGTCGGTATTGAGCTCTTTCAAGGCAACTGGATTGCCGAACACTTTCATCCACTACAGGTCGCGGTGCTACCAGACGATGCACACTTAAGCGACCCACCGAAGCAAGGCGAACTTGATGTAGCCAGTGAGCTAATCAATGCGACTTACTTTTTTTCTTAACTACAACTACAGGAGTTGTCGATAATGAAGACTATTAAACAAACAGCTAAAGGCGGTAAGCACGTAGGTATTTTCTTTCACGTAGATAGAAAGTGCACAGTCATCACAACGGTCGATCCCGCCTCTATGAAACGCGGCGACGTAGCGTTCGATAAGGCCGGCCGTATGGTATGCCGCGCCGTCTACAACCCGGCTGACGGTGAGCCAGCTTACGAGGTCAAATACGAGGTCACTAAGCTTCTTGACTCCGTCTCAACTAAACCTTCTGAGCCTCTAGAAATTACTGACATGGACTACGACGACCCCGTCGACCCAGACGGGTTGTCTGACGAACCAGTCGCAGGTGTGTGACTGAAACGTTGACCGTATGACCAAAAGCCCACGAGGAGGAAAAATGGCATACGTCAAGTTTGTAACTTCTGCGTTTTCGGCGGCTTATCCGTCGCTCGATAAACCAGACACAACATCGGCCTACCCTAGCAACGCCTACGAGGTCACCGCGATTCTTCAACAAGATGAAACGGAAACCTTGAAAGCGTTGCAGGAAGCCATCAACCAAGCAGCTCAAGCTGAATGGCCTAACGCTGATCCCAACGACTACAAGTCGCCTTTACGCAACTTGGAAGATGGCGGGATCAAAGTGAAGTTTAAATCCAAGTCTAAGCCGCCTATGCAGGACTCTGGCGGTAATCGTCTACCTGACGACGTCAAGATCTACGGCGGCGATCTAATCCGCGTTGCCGGCTCTGCAAAGGCCTACAACGTTGGTCCGCAGAAAGGTGTGACGTTGTACCTCAACGGCGTACGTCTCATCGAGAAGCGCGCTACAGGCACAGATGACTTTGGAGGGCCAGAAGATGGATTCACAGTCGGCCAAACATCAAGCGAAGAAGAGGTTTTCTAGAAACCAAGGTCGCAGAGAGCGTCACCGTAGAGACACCAGCATTTATCAGGCGTTAGGTATGACACAAGCTGTCTGGAGGAATAACCTTACGCCGTCGCAACGCAAAGCATTTCGCGTGGCGTGGGAGGCGCAGCAGGAGGAGGCGCAGATCGAAGCCCTTAAGTCTCCGGGCTACGTCTACGTGCTACGTCACCCACGTTACGCGGAACTATGCAAAGTCGGCGAAACGGTTAACCCTGTTAATCGGCTGAGTAGCTACAACTGCGGCGATCCGTTCTCTGCTTACCGCTTTCACTTTATCTTCTTCTCAGAGGACACCCGTACCATCGTTTATAGGTTTTACGACCAAAGCCACTCGGTCCGTCTACACGGCGAGTGGTTTGACGTAACGCCCGAACAAGCTTCTGACAACCTGCGTCAGATACGGGATGAGCTATGCAATTAGACTTTGACGGGTTGTCGGGACCACAAGAACTATACGTCCCGCTCGACCCTGTACCCGCGTCACGACCAAAGGTCAGTCGTTATGGTACGTACTACAGCAAACGTCATCAGCAATACGTAAAAGATTGGGCCACTTGGTTTAACTACGCCAAGCCGCACTGGCGCTACCTAGGCACAGAACGTCTCATCGTTGCCTTAGAGTTCGTCTGTTTAAAACCCAAGACTACAAAGAGGGAGTCGCCCAGGCACGACATCGACAACCTGGTCAAACTCCCACTGGACTGTATGACGTCTAGCGACGTCTTTTGGAAAGACGACGTGCAGATTGAGTACCTCTTTGCTTCTAAACGATTCGCTCGACAAAAGGAGGAAGCGCACACGCGCATAAAAGTCTTTTGGATCACATGACGGAGGGGCTATGTCATCCAACTATATACGCAAAGAGTCCTGTGTCTCTTGTTCGAGTTCAGACGCCTTTGCGATTTACGATGATGGTCACGGCTACTGTTTTAGCTGTCACCATTACGAGAAAAGCGTCGAGCAGACCGCCGACGCTGACCAACCACAACAACCAACAAATGTAACCAAAATCCAGACACCTACTACCCGTGGTGCATTCGTTGACTTGCCTAAGCGGCGACTCTTCGAAAAAACTCTACGCAGGTTCAATTACACCGTCGACAACGAAGGTAAGCACTACGCGCCCTACTACGATAAGCAAGGCAAAGTAGTCGCACAAAAAGTCCGCACACCTGACAAAGACTTTTATGTCACCGGTGACCTCAACAAAGCCGGCCTATTCGGTCAGCAATTGTGGTCCCCCGGCCACCGCCTAGTCATTACAGAAGGCGAGATAGATTGTCTGTCCTACGCGCAGGTGACCGGCCTTACGTGGCAAGTTGTCAGCGTACCAAGCGGCGCACAAGGCGCGATCAAGACCATCCGCAAACAGATCCACTGGATCGAACAGTTTGAGGAGGTCGTTTTTCTATTCGACCAAGACGAACCAGGCACTAAGGCAGCGCGTGAATGCGCGGCTATCTTAAAGCCTGGTCTGGCTAAGATCGCGAAGCTACCGCTGAAAGACCCAAACGAAATGGTACAAGCCGGCCGTGACGGTGAGCTCAAGAGTGCTATTTACAGCGCTCAGCCTTACAGGCCCGACGGCATCATCGCCGGTGAGGACATTAGTCTCGCTGACGTTTTGAAAGGTGTACCGAAAGGTCTCGACATACCTTACGTCGAGCTAAACGCAGCAATACGCGGCTTACGCAAACGTGAGCTCGTTTTACTATGCGCCGGCTCTGGTATCGGTAAGTCGACGCTTGCCCGTGAAATAGGCTTTTACCTCACGTCTGAGCACAACCAGAAAGTCGGTTGGGTCATGCTTGAGGAAAGCTTAAACAAGACAGTTACCGGGATGGTCGCGATCGACCAACAAGTCCCACTGTCAGACTTGCTAGAGAGTCCTGATCGAATAAGCCGTGAACAATGGCAACAGTCATTTGATGACCACGTTGCGAAGTGTGTCTTCAACACAGAATGGGGATGCTCTGACATTGATGAACTCGTTGGAAAGCTTCGCTATTTCGCTGTTGGCGCTGAGTGTGACTTCATTATCTTTGATCACATCCATCTCGCCATCTCTGGTCTAAAGGACCACGACGAGCGAAAAGCGATCGACAACCTGATGACGAACCTACGCCTGTTTGTAGAGCAGACAGGTGTCGGTCTCATTACTGTGGCGCACCTGCGCCGCAACAATAACAAAGACTCTTTTAACGACGGAGGCTCTGTGTCACTAACAGACCTTCGCGGCTCCAGCGCCCTTGAGCAATTGGCGGACATCGTCATTGCCTCAGAGCGTAACCAGCAAGGCGAAGACTCTAACGTCACGCAGCTCCGTCTTCTTAAGAATCGACCCTATGGTGTCGTCGGTCCCGCCGGCAAATTGCATTACTGCAACGAACGCGGCCGGCTGTTGCACTACGACGACACCTTCACGCCGACCGACCCGGTAGGCGACGTTCCGTTTTAACGCAGGAGGAAATATGGAACTTGATCCCGAAGCGCTCGCCTACGAGGTGAAGCGCGCCGTCCACGCGTCAGTGGAAAAGAACAAGGAGTCTGTCCTAAGACTCGTCATGCGCGACATCGCGGCCGAAATGGCCGCTTACTCAATGCAGGTCGACAGTTCTGGTCTACCTACTCACCCGCTAACGCGCATGTTGTGTATTGAAATAGAGAAAGAAATAGGTGCTCAAATATGCAATGTGAGATAAGCGCCCAAGAGGCTTACAAGCTGGTATCGAAAGCTCTAGGTGCGTACAACGCATCAGACGTGAACTCTATCTCACGTCGCACTCGCGTTCTCGCCATGAGCAAGTTTATTGGCTTCGTCAAACAACAATCACCACAGAAAAAAATCACCCTTTCCCTAGAGGACTTCCTACTACTCACTGAGTTACCGGAGTAGTTATGGGAGAGAGCCTCGTTTACGACATCGAAACAAACGGGCTGCTCGACGAACTTTCAACGATATGGTGCATAGGCATCGCAAGCGCCGAAGACGGCAAGGTCCAGACTTACACAGATCACGACCCCGACCTTCCACGTCTAGCTGAAGGTATCGAGCGGCTGTCTAAAGCTGACAGAGTCATCGGTCACAATGTGATCGGCTTCGACATGCCGGCTATCAACAAGCTGTACCCTGACGCGCTCCGCTACGAGCAACAATGGGACACTATGGTCGTAGCTGGTCTACTAGAACCTAGCCGACGATCAATCGCCCTAGCTACGTACGGAGAGCAGTTCAACTATCCCAAGGGTGACCACCATGACTGGTCGGGCTACTCGCACGAGATGCGGACCTACATGGAACGCGACGTCGAGCTAACGTGGGTCTTGTACCGTTACCTGCAAAAGCAGCTCAACAAGCTTTTACGCAACGGTAATGACTACCGTCCCGCTATCAAGCTCGAACACCAGGTACAACACGCGCTCGCCTTACAGAGCAACCACGGCTTCCGCTTCGACGTACAAGCCGCTGAGCAACTGTCGTGCAAACTTACTGACGATATCGCTAAGCTTGAACTATCGCTGTCTAAGGT